CCAACTGACGTTGGGAACCACCGGCTTGAGTAACCGAGGCATTCTCTTAGAAGACCCCATCTCGCATTACCAGATTAAATCATGTTAATGACTAATCCCGGAAAAGATTTTAAACAAACAAACAAATCCAAGAAAGTAACGCCTATTAAAAGAATAAATAAGCGAAACGCTCCGACCAAAAGTCGGCATTCCTTCTCGCGTTTCGATAGAAAAACATTCAAAACGTTTAAACGAATGCTAGAATTTACTCTGTCTGAGTTATTTCCCGATTTTCCCAAACAGGATATACTTACACATACTGCGTATATCAAACACCTATATCAGTCGAAGGGACCTGAATATATATTGCGTTATCTTAAAGCAACACATGAAAGTCTCGAGTACCTGGTACTAGGCCTGAATGGAAAATTGGAACATGAGAAGGTAAGTATTGGAAAGGATGACAGTGGCTGGCCGAAATGGCTAGGCCTCGGGCTTAAGCGCAGATGCCTGGTCGATAAGGACCCAGTTCACATTAGGTACGTGTTGACCCTATGTAGCACGCGCCGCCTTATAGTCGTTCGGACCTTCACTTACCTAAAGTCGATTACAGAAGCTCCCTCTGCCAAGGAGGATGTCATAGAAACCATCCCCCGAAGCGTGGAGAAAGACTTACTCCGTTTTAGCAAGTTTGTAAACCGTCTCCCTGAGATTGGTTCTCAACAAGCAACCAATGAAGAAAGCGTGGTGACAACCCATCCAACACCCGCACTAGAGGTTTCCCTCAAAGCAGGGCCGAACGGAATTTCCTTTTTCACTTTCCCATGGGATAGAGCTGCAATACAGTCACATAACCTAGTGGAAGCGTTAGAAGACTTTTTAAACGTATTTTACTCAGGTGATATTGACGATTGGGTAGAAAGAAAACTTCAACCTTATGAAGAATTGGTAGATTCAAATCGCCAGCTCAACGTAGGTAAGGTTTCCCATACCTTCGAAGGTGGTAAGCTGAAAGGCCGCATCTTCGCGATTGTAGATTCTTTAACCCAGAGCGTACTAGCACCCTTTCACAGGGGTCTAATGTCTATGTTACGCACAATCCCGGAGGACTGTACCTTTGATCACGCTAAAGTAAGTGCAACAGCACGGAAAAAGCATTCAGAGGGACATAC